TGATCAGCCCGGTGGTGGTGGCGAAGTCATCGACGAGCAGCTTCGTCGGATGGGTGAGCGTGTAGACGCGGGCGGAGACCACCGAGTCGAGGTAGAAGCGGCGGCCGGTGTCACGGTCGACGCGGCGGGACGCGGCGGTGAGTTTCGACTGCAGTTCGGTGTCGTCGCTGGTGTCGGTGATCCGCAGGTGTGTCTTCAGCTCGACCAGGGTCGCGTATTCGTTGGCCACCGTGTCACCTCCCAGCCAGGGCGCGCTCGACGCCTTCAGCGAGGCTGATCTGCGGCTCGTAGAAGGCGTGCAGGCGGCTGGGGTCGCCGACGCGGTGTGGCACGCCGGCGGGTTTGTCGGCGCGGAACGCGAACCGCGGGCTGTGGCCGGCGGTCTTGCACGCCAGCTCGGCCAGCTCGGCCATGGACATCCCGATGCCGGTGCACAGGTTGACGGGCTCGGTCGTGCCGGATCCGGCGACGGCGAGCATGGCGGCCACGACGTCGTCGATGTGGATCCAGTCGCGGACTTGGGTTCCGTCGCCCCAAATATCGAAAGGGTCGTCGCCGCGGTGGGCCCGTTCGATGATCGCCCGGAACGGGAAGTTCTCGGATTGGTCCTCGCCGTAGCCGGAGAACGGGCGGACCACTGTCACCTCGAGGCCTGCGGCCCGGGCGGCCGCGGCCAGCCGTTCGCCGGTCAGCTTCGTCCAGCCGTACACCGAGTCCGGTTCGGCGGCCCTCCCGAGGTCGACGTCGTCTTCGGTGAGGCGGCCCTGCAGCGGATCCTGCTGGAGCTCGGCCGGGTACACCGCCGAGCTGGACAGGTAGACGACCCGGCCTTGGCCGGTGCGGACGGCCCAGTCGAACATGGACGCGTCGAGCTGCACGTTGCGGGCGAAGTGCAGCGGTTCGCCGTCGATCGCGGCCCGATGTGGCGCCGACGCTGCCTCGTGCACGATGAGGTCGTAGCGGATGCCATCGCGGCGGAACAGCTTGAGGCAGTCACGACCGCAGGAGATGTCCCACGGGTCGACGTCCCAGCCTCGGCGCCGGAGTTCGGCCGCGGTGTGCCGTCCAACGAAACCGGACGCGCCGGTGACCAGCGCCCTCACGCCCGCACCTGCGTACGCGCCGCGCAGACCGCTGCGACGTCCCGGGGCATGCCCCAGGCCCGCCACGCTTGGAACACCGTCCGGTCGTGGTCGTACACGGACTGGGCGTTGACCCGCCGGTGACCCTCGGTCCACTCGGACTTCCCGGCAATCGGGTGCATGTGCTCCACGACCACGCCCGGCAGGTAGCGGATGCACCCGGCGGCCCGGCCGAGAGTGAGCCAGAAGTTGTCGACGTACATGTGCCGCAGCTTCGGCGGGGCCATGTAGCCGATCGCCCGGACGATGTCGGCGGTCATCGCGCACTGGGTGGGCAGCTTCTCGCCCTGCAGCAGGTCGTCACCGTAGGCGATCCCGGTCCCCAGCTCCCGCAGCGCCTCGACATAGGCAGTGTCCCAGCCGGTGGTGCGGGGACGGTGGTCGTCGCCCATGAACCCGATCGCGAAGCAGTCCGTGCCGGCGAGCCGAACGGCGGCGAAGTTCAGTGCCTCCACCATCGTCTGCGTGGGCGTGACCATGACGGCGCTGCGGACGCCGTCGACCGCGGTGATGTAGGCGTCGCGGGTCGGGTCGTCCTCGTCGACGACGAAGTACAGCAGGGTTTCGCCGGTGCACGTGTCGGCGAACACGGTAGCCAGTTCGGCGGCCGCGTCGGGGCGCCCCAGTGACGGCACGAGGATCGCAAGCTCAGGCATCGGCGGCGTCCTTCGGCTTGCGGGCCCGGCGCGGCTTGTCGTCGGCCACCGGCTCGAAGAACTGCGGGAACGCCTTCACCGCCGCATCGTCGTCGGGCACCTCGGTGCCCCAGTGCACGAGCCCGCCTTCCCAGGCGAACGTTTCGATGGCCTTCTTCACGGGGTCACCTCCGCCTGGGCGTATTCGGCGATGTAGGACGCGAAGTTGAGTTCGCGGTCCTTGATGTGGCCGATGTGCAGCGACGTGTCGACGTGGACCGGGATGCCGAGGAACCCGGCGCGGAAGCAGAACGTGAGATCCTCGCCGATCGGCTTGCCGAAGTACTCGGTCTCCTGGAAGTACGGGAACGCCTTGTTGAACGCGGTCGTGCCCGGCTGCGGCTCGAACGCGTCGAACCTCTCGAACACCGTGCGGTGGATGAGCAGGAACGCGGTGCCGGTGCCGGCGACCTTCATCAGCGAGTCGATCTCCCACTCGCGGTAGCGGCCGACCATCGGCTGGCCGTCGTCGCCGGGGAAGATGTCGTAGAGGGTCGGGGCGTGGCCTTCGCCATCGAGGCCGAAGCACAGGCCGCCGAAGATCGGAGCCTCGTCCGGGTCGGCGCGGTCCAGCAGCCGGTCGAGCGCGTTCGCCGGGAACGTCATGTCGCTGTCGACCATCAGCAGCCACTCGGCCGTGCCGATGGCGCGGAACTGTTCGACGAGCTGGTTGCGGGGCGTAGCGAGGTTCGCGCCGGCCTGGTACTCGACGATGCCGCCGCCGTCGAACAGGCGCCGGTCGTGGGACGCGTCGTAGACCAGCATGTTCAGCAGCGAGCGCATGAACGCGCCGTGGACCATGCCGGGGTGCAGGTAGCCGAGGATGACCTTGCCGGTCGGCTTCGGCTGCGGACTGATTCTTCTGCGGTTACTCATGGATCGCTCCCAGGTATGCGCAAGGCCCCGGCAACCTGGGGGTACCGGGGCCTTGCTTCCCGCCGGAGCTACCGGCGGGCGACTATCAGGCCAGCGCCACGGCGGCGGCGACCTGGTTTAGCTGCAGGAGACGGAAGGCGTTCGGGTCCGCGACCTCGGCGCCGACACGCCAGTAGCCGATCCAGCCGGCCTGGCCGGTGGGCCGCTGATTCGCCCCGACGACCACGGGCACGTACTGCACGCTGAAGCCGATCCGATCGACGATGTAGTAGCGGGAGAAGTCGCCGACGAGCAGGATGTTGTTGCCGCTGGCGACGGTGCCCGTCATAGACGACGCGGTGTAGGTCGGCAGGCCAAGCAGTTCGGCCGGCTGGCCACCGCCGATCGTGGCCCAGAAGTTCGCGCCCTGGTTCGTGGAGAACTGGCGCACCTTGGAGTAGACCTTCTGGTTGGCCAGCCATCCGCCGCTACCCTGCATGCGCGGGGTCTGCGCGTCGTAGGTGTTGAACACGTCCCCCGCGACGAAGGCGCCCGTGGTGGCCGCGGTGACGATCGACGCCGTGACCGCCAGGACACCGGCGACAATGCCGCGCGGACGGTCGGCCGCCGTGTTGGCGGTGGCCATCGCGTCGGCCTCCAGCCGGTTCTTCGCGTCGGCGAACAGGCCGCCCAGCTCGGAGGCGAAGTTGGAGTCGCCGAGCACCTCGTAGCTGCCGAACAGGTACGCGGCCGCCTTGTGTGCTGTGACGGAGATCTGGCCGAAGGTCGGCGTCGCGTCCGCGGCCTGCGAACCTTCGGTGAGCCACTCGGCGTTCACACCGGCCGAGGTGACGCCCTGGTAGACGTTCGACCCGGCGATGGTCTTCACCGTCGAGATCTGCCGCAGCGGGTTCATCGCGCCGTTGTTGGTGAGCACGAGCGTCGGATCCAGCGTCACCGGCACGAGATAGCCACCGTTGGCGTTGGTCAGGCTCATCGCGGTACGCATCAGCTCACCGGCGACCTGGCCCTGGGTCTTGACGAAGGTGCGGAACTCGTCGTGGTACGCCTTGCTCGACGCCATGAGAATGTGCCGGGCGACGAACGCCGAGTGGTCGTTGTCCGCCTCCAGCAGCTGGAAGATGTGCTGACGCGAGTCGTCGGACACCAGCGAGTTGAACTGCTCGGTGGCGGCCTTCGCCCGGCTGATCGCGTCGCCGCCGTCGAACGGCCGGCCCTCGTACAGCGACCGCTTCAGCTCGTCGTAGGACTCCGGCGTGTACGCCTCGGTCTTGCGCAGGAGCTGCGGGCCGGAGCCGCCCTCGCGGTTGCCCGGGTTCAGGGCCGCGCGCATGACCTGCTCGACCTTCGCCTCCCGGTCGAGGGCCGTCTGCCGCAGGCTCTCCTTGGTCTCGAACTCCTCCAGCAGCACGTCGCCGCGGGCCAGCTCGTCCTCGGTGGCCTCGTCGCCCTTCTCGGTGATCGTCTTCAGTTCGGTCCGCAGGATCTCCAGCTCCTCGCTGAGGATCTCGGACTGCTTGCGTGCCATGGTTACTTCGCTCCTCGGAGCACGAGCTCCGCCCGCAGGCGGAGCTGACGGGCCCGAACCGAGTGCACGTCGTGCGAGTCGTCGGGGCCGAGTCCCCCTTGGGGAGTGGCGAGCACCGCAGCGACGTCCGGGTCCCACCCGGGAGTGGACGACAGCATGCGGATTAGTTCTTCGCGCCCCACCTCGTCGAGGCGGGCGAAGTCTTGGAC